CCACCAATATAATTAGATTTACTCATACTTCCAAGTGTAGCTCGAGTCATATCATGAGACATTTGCTGGAATTTTAATGAAGTATCTCTTAAGAACATTGCTATACCAAAAGCCATCACCAAATCATCATTATAACCTGATTGTGCTTCTGGTCTACCATTTTTCCATACAAATACTTTCATTTCCTCTAACAATCGTTTTGAACGAATTGTTACAGAACGATCACCAACATATTCTCTGAATTTGTTTACTACTAAAGGTCTTGTTCTTAATGACATTGTAAATCCAGGAGTCATATCTGAATTGCCTTCGAATACTCGTAAATATGATTCAGCTGTTAATTGATCTGATTTTGGTGAATGATAAAGGTTACGGTAATTTCTTTCAATGATAGCATCTAATGTTGCCCAACCAATTGAGGCATTTTCTACTACTAACATTGCGTTATTATATTCGGAAGCTAAACCAACTAAGAAATAACCATATTCTTTAGGTGGAAGCTGTCCTCGATACTCAGCAACTTGTGAATTAGTTGCGATATCAATTACGTGACAAGCGGAAGAGTCTTTACCATCACCTCTGGCTACGTCTGCTACTACTATATACTCACGTGTATAGTCTGCAGGTTCCCATATCCATAAATTTTGGTCAGCACCTCTTCGCTCTACGGGGTCTTTAACTGTTGTTTCTTTTAAAAATTCTACCCATTCAGGATAAAATACTACATCACCTGATGTACTAAAATCACAGTCACATTCTTGGGCGGCTAATCTAGGATCACCAAGTAATTCATCTTGACGTTTTCTCCAAGATTCATCTCTTTCAGGGTGTACGTACCAAGGTAACTTGATAGGTAAAAAGTCGTTCTCTGCTGACTCCGCTGACACCCATGTCTTGTGGAACCAGTTTCCAGTTCCATACGGTGTTGAAAGTACTATTGCTCCACCACCCGTTGCTAGTGTTTGTTGTGCTGATGCCCATATTTCTCCAATTTGTTCAATGAAAGCTGCCTCATCGACTATCAGCAAAGATACTGCTTCTGATCGACCAGCATCACTACTTGCTGAGGTGGCTTTAATTTGTGATCCGTTACTTAATCGTAGTGATAATTTGTTATTTTCTTCTGCTTGTATTTTTAGCCAGGAAGGTAGGTTATCAAACATAAACTTAACCTTCGTAACCATGTTACGAGCAGTTTCTTGTTTAGTTGCAATACAAAGTACGTTTTTATCTTTATGAAATAACATTAACCATAGAGAATAACCTGCGGCTAATGTTGAGATACCTAACTGGCGAGATTTTAATACAATTGAGTATGGGTTATCTCTAAATAAACGTAATGTCTTTTCTTGGAATGGGTATAGATTGAATAATACTCGGCCACGTTGTGGGTGTTGAATGTGGCAGTATTTTTTCATAAAGTGAGCCGGATCTTGGGCACACTTTAAATACTCTTCTCTAATTATTTGTCTTAAATCTGGTTGGCTCATAACAATACTAGAATAAAAGCAACAGTATTTAAACCTGTAACAATCCAAGCAATTTTTGTTTTTGCTTTTTGTTGTTTAATCTGTTCGTCTTTTAATTCTATAATTCCATCTTTCTTTGTTATGATAGAATTGTAATTTTCTTCGTTTTTCTTATATAATGAAATAGAAGAATCTTGATTTTTTATAACAGAATCTTGATTAACAACAACACTGGTTAAAATACTAATAGAGTCGCGAGCAACTCCAATTTGATTTTTTAAGAAGTCACGTTCGCTTTTTACAATTAATGCCTTTTTTAATGTCTTACAAGGTACACAGCAAGTACTATCAATCGAAAGAGTCTGTGAACTCGCTAACAAGGGCAGCATTAGAAAGCTTAGTAATACGATTATGTTCTTCATTATATTTGTTTTTGTATAAGTCAGCTTTTGCTTTTAAACCTGACAATTTTTCTTTATCTTCGGCTACTTTATTTTTATACAAAGTAGCTACTGAATCTAATTGGGCAATTTTAACGTTGTTAGAATCTACATGAGATTGTAAAGAATCGATCTGTGCATTTAATGCTTCGATTTTATTTTTAGCATCAATATTACCTGCAAATTTTAGATTATTAACAATAATAATCGTAATGATTATTACCACAGCATAACTAAGAATTTGATAAATATATTTCATTATCCTTCGTCTTCGTCGTCCAATGAAGGATTAATCATAGCTTCTAATTCTTTTTTAAGCTTAGTTAAACCCTTTAATTGATCAACATATTTTTGTTTTTCAGTACCTTCAGCTGATTTGTATTTGTTTACAATTGATTTCATTTGCTTAACTACTTCACCGTATTTAGATTGTAATTTAGCAATTGAAGCATTAGCCGCAATATCAGATGCTGTTGGTTCTACATCCTCTTCTTCTTCTTTTAATTCAACATCAATACCTTGAGCTGTTAATTTTTTAACGTCTTGTGGGTTTGATGCTTTAGGCATTACTACTGTACCACGAGTTTTATCAGCATCAACTTCTATTAATTCAGCTACAATAAGTTCTTTGATGTATTCTTTAGCTTCAGATTTTTTCATTGTAAAGGTTTTGTTATAAATATTACAGAGAAAGTGCAGATTTCACCTGTGCAATACGTTCCTCTGTAGAACCTTTAATAACTGTATAATTTTTAAATTTATACTTATAACGTTTGATTATATTCTGAATGATAAAATCAATTAATTCACGATATTCCGTATCAGTTTCACGAACACCATTATCTTCTATATCAACTCCTTCAGGAGAAACATAAAAAATATGATCATATTCTGGGAGTAAACGTGTTGCTAAATGAACAAAATCCTCTGCCTCATGATGATCAATTGATTTAGCTGCTTTAGTAAACGCCATAACATCAATTACAGTACGATCTGTAATGATATTTTCACACATTAACTCACTAGCTCGCTCAGCCAAAAATACAACTTGACCTTTAATTGTTGAATCTGTGTTTAATGGAATACCTAATTCCATCAAATACTTTGAACGCTCAGTTCTAAACTGATAATTTTTAAATTCAGGTAATTCCTGCAACGCATTAACAAGCGTTGTTTTACCTACTGACATTGTGCCGCAAAAACCTATTTTCATAATTGTGATGATCCTGGTAGTACTCTATAACTATCTTCTTCGTAATGTTTTGTAGACACCTCAAAAATTGTAGCACCTTGTGTAAGTGCTCTCAATTGATGAGGTTGACCACGTTCTAAATCTACAACATCTCCTTGACGAATCACAGTTGACTCGTGAGAAGCTGTTTCTGTATTAATCCAACCATATTCAAATTCTCCTTCAGCTACATACCATGATTCTTTTTTAATCAAATGATAATGCATTGAGAATTTTTTACCTTTTTCAAATACAAGTAGTTTACCACAATACTCATCATCATTCACAATCCATAGTTCATGACCCCATGCTTTTTCATGAACGTCTCCTCTGCGAGGTTGGGGTTGATACTTGTGTCCCATAATTAAAATCTATTTGTTTGTCCTTTCATACCAGGGTTTTTATACCAAGGTAATCCTTCTCTATTTTTACGAGCATCTCTCCAATCATCTTCTGTAAGTTGAATACCATTAAGATAATATTCACGTTTACGATTATCACCTTCTGGGATCAATGCTGGACCTTCCCAATTGTGAAGTTTGTTGTCAAACACATAAGCGATAGTACCATCAGCTTTAGTAAGTTTTCTAGAGGGGGTGTATTTGTGGTTTGCCATAATATTAAAATAAATCTCCTGTTCCTTGATCTAGAAGATACACATGTTTTTTCCATTCTCCAAGTATAGATTCACAAACATAAATTGCTTGTGCTCCTGATACTGTAATGCCTCGGGCTGATAGAGCATCACCTACAAAGTGTACATTTGAAAATTTAGTTAAACTAAGATCTTTATAATTTACAAGCGGTTCTGGTGAAAGATATTTTACCTCAGGAACATAAACACCCCAATCGTCTTGTAGTGTTGGGAATACTTTTTTCATATCCTCGATAAAGTCTTCAATATAATCCCAATATTCACCCATTCCATGTTTTACAACACTTAAATTATCAATTTGAACTGAGCTAACTCTTTCACCTTCTGAAGTTGTTGATGGTTTACGAGATGGACTATAATATAAACCAGTACCAGCATATTGCAATTCGTTTACTACTTTACGTGACCAAGCAAATGGATCTTCAATACCATTGATTTCCATCAAGATACCAAAATTAGTCATATCGTTTCGGTAACGCATGTCTTTTTTAGCGTGGCCATTGTAGCTGTGATCACCATATGTTTCTTCTACAGCAACATAAGCAGCATTGTTGTTTGTACAGAATGAGCGAAGCGAAACACCTTTATCTTCAAATTTACGATACAACTTAAAGTCGTATGAAAC